TCTTTTACTGTAGCCATTATCTTTTCCTTCCCTTGTGCAATCCATGTTTGGCATGTTGTTTGCCTTTTGCGGTTGCCTTTCTCTTAACGGTGTTTGCCTTGGATAGTTTCTTCCTACCCTTGGCTGTGGACTTCAACTTAGCAATGGTCTTAGCTGGAGCATAAACCTCTCCAGTCTTGCTAGACTTTTTACCACTAGCTGTTCTCCATTTTTCTTTTGTCCATTTAATTAAAGACTTTTGTGCTTTCTTTAACGGCATAACTTATTTTTTTTGGCGTTAGCCTTTCGTCTTACCCTTGAAACTCTTCTCTTGGGCTTGGATTTCTTCATTAGGTGTTCTTCTTGCCTGTTAAGACTCCACTCAATAAACCTGTCAAATAATTTACCAATCATTTCTTATAACCTCCGCCTTTTGCTTTATACATTTTTGCTAACATCTGGGCTTTCCTTGCTGACCACTGACCAGCTCTTCCGCCTTTTACTCCTGCCTTAATTTGATTAAACAGATTCTTACGCATAGTTGGTTTCGTATAGTTACCCGCAGAGTTAACTGTGGATTTCTTTTTAGAAGCCATTACTTTTTCTTTTTAGCGGTTTTCTTTTTACCTTTTTTCATTGGCGGTCTACCTCTTGTAGTTCCGTATGTTCCTGGTCCTTTTGGCATAATTATTTCCTCTTAAATTTTCTAACTACTCTACTGTAGACCATTCCCTTCATACTTTTAAGTGATCTGGTATGATCTGGTAATTCTTCCCACGCTTTCTTTCTTTTTTCCCGAGTCGAAAGCCTCGCAATGGTATTGCAGATTCCCATCTGCATAGATAAAAGATACAACAAATCATAAAACTTTTCATCTACATCTTCTAAATATTTCTCTCTTTCCTTTTGAGATTCCATTTTTGCAATCTTATATGCATAGGTTAGGGTGTCTATGTCATTAAAAATAGTAAGGTGCTTCACTTCTTGTTCTGCATATCGTGGTTATACAATGCAAAGAAGCCATAATGAATTACTTTAAGTATGTCAGCTCTGTTCTTTCCCTCTTTTTTGCCATAGCGTTGTGCATATTTCATTACATTACCCATGCAGAATCCTTCTCCATGACCGCTATCCATAATAAATTCTGTTGCCTGAAACTTATTTAAAGAATAATGTTGCTCGTATGTTTTGTCTACATACATTGCGAACTCGTTAATTAATTCGCCCTCGTTATATTTATAATTTATTTTTTCTTTTTTTCTTTTTGGCATTTGTCTTCCTTATTTTTTTTATTAAAAATCTTATCCCAGTTTTCTGAATATAATTTTTCGTTAGAGTTTCTTCTTACAGAACCCTTGCCACCTCTCCATTCTCCATTGTTACTCATTTTTAATTAACTCCTTTAGTTTTATTAAAAGATCTGTTTGCTTTCCATATCTTCTCTCAAACTCTCGTTTAAAAGGATGTCGTGAAACATAAAGATCGTTATTGACTCCCTCCCTATGATGCTTATAACAAAGACTTAATGACATTAAGTGAGCGTTTGGCTTTGTCTTTCCATCTATGTGATGAACTTCTGGCGGAGAATAACAATCATAAAAAAGATGACAGACAATACATCCAAAGTTAGATATGGCATCCATCCAATCTCTCTCTTCTTTATTTGGGGATCTGCCCTGCATATTTCTTTAATAACATTTTATTGTTGTTCTTAACATAGTCCTCAAATGATATTTCTTTTTCGTTGTGCTTTCTTCTTTCAGACCTACACTCTTCATGCATCATTCTGCAAAAGCTTTTAAAATTATCATGCCCCATATCTATTTCTTTCCATTCTTAAATTTGCCATTTTGGTTCTCCATTCTTCAAACTGCATATCTACTGCCAGCTTTTCCGTTTGCAATGCATCAAGAGATGCTTTAGCCACAGCAACTTTCATTGATGCTTGTGCATATTCGTCAGTCGATTCTGCTTTAGATTTTTGTGAATTGTAACTTCTTTCGCCTTCCTCTTTTGCAATACAAAGTTCTCTCCAAAATACTCTTCTAAGACCAACATCAGCCTTTAGTACACTTACTCTAGCCTCTGATATCCTTGGTATTATGTCTCTTAATTGTTGATGAAAATTTTCAGATTGGTCCATATTCTTTTTTCCTCCCGAAAGCTGCTTGTTCTGGGTCTATAAATTTAGATAATGAGCCGTCAAAACTTAATTCAAATGTACCCATTTCTCCCATTCTATTTTTCTTAACTATTATTTCAGACAGACCCGTGTCTAATGCATCATAATAGTCTGCTCTGTATAACATTATAACCATATCAGCATCTTGTTCTATAGAACCAGAGTCTCTTAAGTCAGAAAGTAAGGGGCGTTTATCTGGTCTTGATTCAACGCCACGATTTAATTGAGATAAAGATATTAAAGGGCAACCAACTTCCTTAGCCAAGCCTTTTAATAAGTTTGATATGTAAGTCATTGAGGCTGTTCTGTTATCAGATCCTGCTGGGGCTTTGCTTGTTGTCATAAGTAGTTGTAAATAATCTACGACTATAAGGTCTATTTGTTTTACAGCCTGTATTGCCTTTGTCTTGTTGACCAAAGTCTCTATGGTAATTGGAGACTTATCGTAAACATAAAGGTTTGACTTTGCTAATTTGTTTTTTGTCTCCTCAAAAAGACTCCAATCAGATGCAGACAATTTACCGCTATCCATTTTATCAATAGAAATACCTGATTCAGAACTAACAATCTTTTTAATCAACTGCTCATTAGTCATTTCAAGACTAAAAATTAATACATTTTTATTATTAAATATATTATTTGTAGCTATGTTTAAAGCCCATGTTGTCTTGCCCATTCCCGGTCTACCCGCAACTATTACCAAATCCCCTGGCTTAAAACCCTTTATCTTGTTGTCTATCTGTGTAAACCCTGTCTTAACAATGTTTTGTAGGCTTGTCCCTGCATTTTTTAACTCTTGATGTACAATTTCTAAAATATCTTTTACCTCTCTTGGAGAGCCATTATTTTTAGTTATCTTATTGTCAATTAATAATTGATTAACACGATCTATTTTTTCAGAAATGTTTATTTTTTCCCCGACTATTTGCGGTATCTCTTCTGCAAGTCGCAATAGTTTATTGTTTGCTGATTTGTCCTGCATTAACCTTAACCATCCGTCAAACCCGGCAGAACTAACACAATAGGCACTAGCTTCCTGCACCTCTTTAAATGAAATGTCACTACTCATATTAGTTCTTATTGTTACAATGTCGTTAGCATTCTCCCTTACCATTATTTCGTAAGCCTCTTTGTAAGAGTAAACCTCGAAGTCATCTGGCATTAAACCTTTCTCTTGTGCACTTTGAAATCTTTTGTAATCTAAAACCATTGACCCCAATATGTTTGCTTCTAATTCATATATATTATCCATACCTTCTCTCTATAATTGCCTCGAATTGATTTAGTCCTATCATCGTCATAAGGGTTGGCTTCTTATCCCAGAATGATCTGATCCATTTCTTATGACCTTCTGAGTTTGCTATGTCAAAATACTTATACCAGAACTCCTCTGTTGATAGGTCTATTTTCTTACCTGTCTTTGGAGAAACTATTCCTTTTCTCCCCAATTCACGCAGCTCTTTCCATCTTGCGTTTGCTTTAAATGAGTTTGCACTATGTTGATAAAACACCTTGTCGCATTGCTCCTTAAAAATTTCATTCATCCTATCCAAATCTAATATATATATTTGTTTAGTATTACCTTTAGTATTGTAGCCACCTGACGGCGGGGGGTAGCCACCTGACGGCGACACCTTTAATTTGTAAAGATTGCTTGTATTATTTCTCTTTTCCCAATCAACCCACCCCAAGTCCCTAAGCTTTTTTAAGTTATCTTTTATTGCTGTTAAGGATAAGTTTGTAAGTTCAGTAAGTTTTCTGTGAGATGGATATGACTGACCAAACTCATCAGAGTAGTTGGCAAGTACTATTAATATAAGCTTTTGCGTAGAGTTAACCTCAACTCTTAAAACTTTTGTGATGTATTCTAATGACATATTTTCCCTTGTGAAAGACAATTAAACCTTAAAAAATAATTATTGTAAAGACTTGCTATAAGAAATTATAAAGTTTACAATCATTCCAAGGAGAAATAATTATGGCAAAAGAAAAAATATACGAGGCACTACAATGCGTACAAGAATACATG